ATCGCGATAAGTCGCTGGAATCGTTGACGGAACCGGTGCCGAGGACCCTTGCGCCATTGTACGTGATCCTGGGCACCGGGCACCGGGCACCGGGCACCGGGCACCGGGCACCGGGCACCGAGCAGGCAGATCCGGGCCGGCCGATCCGGGCCGGCCGATCCGGGCGGGCAGATCCGGGCAGGCAGATCCGGGCGCGCGGTTCACGAACCGGTTCGATAGGTTCCGCCGCCCCTGCGGCAGGCGGCCCGTGGCGTGATTCACTATTGGGCACGGCGCACCATAAAAAAAGGGCCCGCGCGATGGCGGGCCCAACGGTTGGTCATTATCTCGGTCACATTTCCCCCCACCCCGCCGCCCGTAACCAGACATTGTCCGCCTGGATGCTGGATTCGTGTCGCTGAATATCCGCCAGTGCGCGCGGATCACTGGCGCACGTATTGCAGATTACACGACCGCCGAACGGATCGGTCAGCCCGCACCTAACCTCAATCTCGCAATAGTCCGCGCCGCGCGGAAGCGGAAACCCCAGTAACGGAGTAAAAGAAAACGCAACCATTTGTTCACACATATCAATTGACTCCTGTAGCTAGTGGCAAAATTGCCGACTCCAGGCTATGGGATTTAATGGGATAACGCAAACCAAAAAAAGGGCCCGCGCGACGGCGGGCCCAGGCAGGGAGGGGTATGCTGAACGGATTATGCGGCAAGCAATTCCAGCGCAGCGCGTTGCGCCTTAGCCTTCAATTTCGCGCCGGTCCCGGTGCCCAGTAAATTCGACGCGATATTGAAAGACACGCCCCGGTCTTTAGTGGGATTGTGGTCTGCGCTCCATGTCACGGTATTAAAAGCGCCCCAAAGCGTACCGCGCGTCGACTCCATATCATGGCCGGGATTAATCGACGAGTCCGATTCCGTCGTTACATCGTCCGGCAGGCGAGTCGCTACGCCACGTGCAATTTGATCCAACCGGTCCGCCACGTATAGCGCCACGTCAGCGGAGTCCGCTTTTCCCACGGGGACGAACGCTTGTCCGCGATGCGATGCCATGGCTTTACGAACGCCGATACTATGCCGCACCCGCCCGTTGTCTTCGACCTTTTCGCGTCCGCCATAAACCGCGCGGAAGTATTCGAGCGCCTCCGCGTCCGTTAGTGCGCGGGCTGCGGCTGCGATTGCGAATTGCGAGAACTCCCCAAACGACTCGCGATTGAGTCCTATTGCGGTGGTGATAGCCTCCGCGTCAAACTCGACTCTATGGTCATGGCACACGATTCCGGCACCTTCGCCCGTTGCAGCCTTAACGGTGTTATTGCAAACGACCCGAGTATTCGCGCCAATGAATTTATTGGATTCGTTTCCGACATGACTCACGGTTGCCAATAAACGAGACACAAGCTTGTCGTTTCCCGGCAGGCTGAATTCGTCACCCGTTTCCAACTGAATGAAAACCTTGCTGCCGCCAAACAATGCGCCAGCCGTGATTATTTGGAAATTGTGCTCAGCCTCTATATGCGCGGCTAGATCCACAAGCGCCGAATTTTGGACTGGCAACCAGTCCCCGGCCACGTACCGGCCGTAAACCATGCGCGGGTCGTCGACTCTGCTAATGTGGTACGAGTCAGGTATTGGCGTACCGTCCGAAAAGCAATTGGGCGTTAATTGCACGTCATAATCCAAGCGCGCGGCGTTCATAACGTCATGCGGCGAAGCGCCGGGCTCAAACGTTTGGGGGTTGGTCTGTTGATGATGCCAGGGCAAGGGATCACCCAAGCGATAGGCCATTGCAAACGTTCCGTCAGCCGTTTTTAGAATTTCGTGGGACATAATTGACTCCATATAAAAAGGGCAGGATTGCCCTGCCCAAATTTTACGGGATAAATCCCGGAGACGCAACCGCTTATTTTGCGGCATTACTAACCGCCCCTAAATCGCCCGCAATGTGTGGCCGGAAGATTGCACGCGGTTTTAAAGATTGCGCGAACCGGGTTATCTTTTCGGCGTCGGATTCGTCCGGTTGCGTCCGTTTGGAAAGATTGCGCCAATGGATTGCCACGTTACCGCCGCCCGCGTAACAACCGCCCCGCTCGGCATTGTCGCCTGCTTTGCGTTTTGCCGCGCCGTGCGCCGTAAAAAGAATCGCATAGTCCCGTTCCGGTCGCGCGCATAACGGCGTACCATTACCGCAACCGGCACAACCGATTCCGGTTGTTTCATCGGGACAACGGACCATTTTAACACCGTCCGACTCGGTAACTTTCCTGCTCGGTTTATCGTTCCAAAACGACTCCGGGACAACCGCAACGGACGCAACGCCGCGCTTAATGTAATCCGCCGCCTGACTCAACGTATCGGCGCTAAAATTAAAAACGGTTCGCCCCGGCTGATTCTTCTCCGCCCACGACTCCGGTTCGAAATGCGTGAATAGGAACGCAATTCCTTTGCGCGGGACGGCGCGACGGACGGCGTATTCATATTCGCGGTCAATCTCGGTTGTCCCCGTTTCAGAAGGCTTCAGCGGGCACGAATCCGGGCACGTCGCATATATTTCATTTTCGCCCGCTCTATACGCAACGTCGATTCCGGCGGTTTTCTTTGCTCGACTGTTTACGGTGCAATTAATCATTTTTAACTCCGTATTTAATCATCCAATTTGTTAGCGTTTGATAACTAGGCAAGCCAAGCATATCGGCGGCGGCGGTTTTGTTTCCATTGCACAGAAGCAGCGCCATTTTGATTCGCTTTTGTACTAATTCGCGTATTTCTGTCTGGATTCCCTGATACATTTTCGACTCCTACTAGGTAATAAGGAATCTTATGGTATGGGATTACTCTTATATGTGCAAGCAAAAAAAGCCCGCCATTACGGCGGGGCAGTAAGGCACGGAGCCAACGTGCAAAATTTAATCTTTGTCGGGCTTCGACTCCCTGGGTTCCTTTATCTCCCCCTGGGAATCACACGTATCGCACTGCGCTATCTCGCCGTCCGCTTGCCGCACGTACCCGTTTCCATGACAGGTCGGACATGTCATCCCTTGCCCTCCAACCAATAGGCCAATTTTTCGATGAACTCTTGCAACCAGTCCGCAAACCAGTCCATATTCGACTCCTCTTCTATATATAAGGTAAATTAGGCGTGCGGCCATACATAACGTCGTGCGCCATCTCGCACGTCGCCTCATTCCGCAGATCGTAATTCCCCGACTCGTATTCATTTGACCAATGCTCCAGCAACTCCAGAATAAACCCTGCGATCAACTGCTGGTTCGTGCGATGCTCTCGGCTAATGGCATCAATCAAAACCGCAGGCTTAATTCGGCGAAGCTCCTCCGCAACACGCTCTGCACGGAAGAAATCATGCAGTCCGCGCTCGACACGGTCGCAAACGCTCTCCTCCTTGGTCTTAACAATATCGGTCAACATATTTGACTCCTTGTTATATGGGAATTAACCCGTACCAAATTCAGACGGGCGACGTCAACGTAAAAAACGCCTGCCAGTCATACGGCTCGTCAAAAACAGCCAGAGCCTCCACGGCTGCAAGGCCATCCATACGAAGATCAACAGCATCGGAGCCGCTGTAAACACTAATATCCAGGCTGCGGTCGCGAACAATAATAAAACAAGGCCCGCCGGTATGCCTAGACAGCCAAGAACACTGGTGCGGGGATAAATTGAGCTTACCAACGCCTGACTTTGCGATTTTAAGCTCAAGGAAGCTAAAGACACCGCTTTCCGAGCATAAAAGAACATCGGGTACTCCGGGTATGGCCCAGCTTTCGAGTCGTGTTGTTTCAATCTTCCGCCCCGACTTTTTCAGTCCGTCGCTTATCAGACGCCACAACCCCGCTTCCCGATTCTTCAGCGCCGTCCTCGGAATCTTGTTCGATGATTTCTTCCGGGGTGATGTCGATAATTGGCTCAAAAGACTGTCTAATTCGGTCAAGTTCCTTCTCCACGTCCTCTCGGGTCATCTGGTCGATAGACCCGGTTCTGATCTCGCTCTTGCTTACATAGATATCACCCTGAGCCTGTCCGCGACGGTACTCGGCCTGCACGGCTGCCGAATAGGCTGAGTTTGCAAGAGCGAGATCGCGTATCTTTTGCAAATCCCGAATATGACGCTTATAGCCCACTTTGTATTGTTCATCTAGCTCGTCACGATAGCGCGATATCTCATTCACGACATGCGGACAGATATTGTAATTGGTTAGTTCGTGGGCTCTGGCATGGGCCGACCCCGCCGGATACCCGGCTCGAATAGCCGCTTCCCGCATAGTAATAAGACCATCATTGCTCACCAGTTCTTTAACAAATTTTTCCTGCCGCCGCGTTAATTTACGATTGGGGCCCCGATTGCCACCTTTTGGGGGTGTACCACCAGTCTTTTCATACACCTTATTTTGGTTGCCCATACTACCTCTCCAAAAGCACTCTAACCGCACTTTTTCCTTTAGTTTCATGGCTGTACCGCCAGTGTACCACCGATTAACTTTAACTTCGTCCCGTAAGTGGTATAGGACAAGTCCTGAAACAGTTAACCTGAGTTAAAATACCCTACGGCACTCCGAAAACGAACTGCAATTAACTGAGACAGCGTCCCGCAACCAAGATTACGTGTGTTCCTAGCCGGTACGCCTCCAGACCCAAAAAATCCTTATAGAAGATATGGTTAGTAGACTGTACCACCTGTACCACCTGTACCGTCTAAAAACTCGGGAATTTATTTTTTTTTTTCTCAGGAATTTACCACTATAGTGGTACGGCGGTACGCCAGCCCCCTGTAAAGCCAGCTACTGGGAAGAACCGTGGGCCATGGTTATTGACTAGTGGTTATTGACTAGTGGTTATTGATTATTAACTTTTATAGGTGAGCCACTTTTGAGTAGTGCTCTTTAGCAAACAGGACCATGTCCCTCATCCGCAGATAGACCTCAAAGATACTGTGACAGTAGTGCTCGTCGCAAAGCGGGTGCTCTAGCTCTGTAGCCAGTTCTTCCAGCGGGCCGCTCATCGTGACCCAGTAGTCGGTCCCAACGCCATCGAACTGCGATTCTCTTTCGTATGACAGATCAAATTCCGGGTACTTTTTTATAATTTTCCTGACGTGGTAGTAGGCGGGATTTGATTTTGCCTTGGGCTTTGTGACGTCGATGTCTGGCTTTGCGACGTTTGAGGAGGTCAATTCGTAAACCTCTGAAACGTGCGCTCGGCGCTTCACCCGCTTGTCTTTGATCGACACGATGTCCCGTATTCGTCCGCAGGTGTAGCGCCTTCCGCTGACCAGTTGCCAGTGGTTGCCTGCCACGATCAGGAAGACGCGGCCTGGGGTACGGTCTTTTTTTGATTGTTTGAGCCACGCCGCAAGCGACGGGCGTCGGCTCCTGCCGTTTGACACAAGCGGGCAACGCCTCATGTCGATGTTGCAGGCGTTAAGGGCTCGCTGCACTTCGTAGCTGTGCGTGCCTTTGACCGACTTGCGGTCAGGTGACTGCATCCGGATTAGCCGCGCGGCCTCTCCGGTCGTCAGTTTGGTTAGTGCTGATATTACGGAAGGCCCGCAATACCGGTTTTTGTCGCGTCCATCTTTGATGGGAAGTAGTTTGAGTTTTGCCATGGGTTGACTCCTTGCGGATGGCCCACGGCTCGTCTCAATAGCTGAGTGTCCTATTCACGATGTGTTAGAACGGATCTTTTCGATCTTTTATTAAAATAAGTATATCAGATTTATCCCATAAAGTCAACGGGGGTGTGACAATACGCCGCACCCAAAGGATTCCATAAATGATTTCAAGGTCTTGCGGACAAGAACGAATCGAGAACAATCCCGGAGGTTATGACCGGGGTGTTTCCTGGGTCAGCATCGTTGTACGGCAGGAGGCATGTCGCGCGGGCTGATCCACCCGTAGTAGCCGTGGATCACGGCGTCTTCTAATTCGTCTTCCCGTATCGTCAGGAATTCGACCGTATGCGACCGAGGTCCGAGGTCGTCGCGCGTTATGCTCAGACAGCTTAGATTGTAGTTGTATATCGAAGAGCCATTGGCTCGGCGGAATGTTGAAGCAAGAACACGCTCCTTGACGACAATATATTCGCCATATTGATCGGGAGACACGATGCCTGTGCCGAGCTTACCGGTTCCGTATAACGTTGCGCCTACGAACATTTTTAGACTCCTGTGTTATGGGACAAGTCCCATTTATACGGTTGTCTGACGCGAACGTCAACCCGCTTCTGCTTCCTGCCGCTGGATATCGTCTTCAATCTGCTCTTCAAGCAGGCGCTCGTCTTCCGCTTCCTCCAACTGCCGTTGTATATCTTCTTCAATCATCTGGTCCTCGCGCATCGCCTCTGCGCGCTCTTCTTCTTCATCCCTTAGCAATTGTGCCTTTTCCTGTGCTTCCGTTTCTTTCCACATTTCTTCCAACCTTGCATACATAGCTTTTTTGGTCGCGCCCATGATCTTTCCTCTCATCTTTGTGCGTAGAACAGGTGGTCCCCGATTTGGTCCCGTGGTTCAAGGGCCGTGGCCCATCGCGGCTTGACACTCGTAGTGTGATAGTGCGTGGCATCTTCTATGCCGGTAAACACCAGCTTTGTGGATAGGAGAAGGCTGGCTAGGTCGGTTGCACGCCTCCAGAATTTTGGTTCTGCGGGCCGTTCTGGCAGGCCATCGCAGTAATATGAAAACTGGCACTGGTGCCGGACAGGTTGGCCGCCGCGATAGCGGCCTTGTCGCACCACGCCACAAACATCATTCGGGTATCGCGGATCTTTGACGCGGTTTTGTATGACAACACCCACGGCCAGCATTCCGCGCCAGCCCTGATTTCTCGCCTCGAAATACATAGCCTCGGCCAAGCAGTGCTTGTCATCGTTTGCCGCCGCCGCGCTCGCGATCAGCATTGCCGTCGCCAGCACCACCAGAATTTTCATTTTCGACCTCCCCGTCGCAACAATCCAGCACGGGCCTGTGGCAGGCCGTACACTCATAGTGACCACGGACAAAAAGTAGTCTGGTCACGGCACCGCACCAGGGGCAATCTTGGATGTCGGTCACCCCATTTTAAACATCCCACAGTTCGCCTTGCGACCTTTCGGGCATTTGCGGAACCGGAAGCATACCTTGCTCGTAGTCAAAATGCGTCTTGAAGGCATCCCGTATAAAAATGTTTTTGTCACTGTATCTCACTACACCTGCATTGTAGGTGTGGACTGTTTCGGGAACGGTTATTAGGCCGTGGACAAAACGCCAGCCTCTTAGGGTAGGCTTCCACATGCCAGAATGCTTGGTCGCAGGAGTTTTAGGGCTCTGGCGCTCTATTAACCCCCACCATCGCACGGTGGGAAGTTGGTTTGTGCGGGTCAACCACTTGGGCGCGGTGTTTGGCACGTCAGTCCAGTCGAAGCCCTCACCAACCAGCCAGATCAAGGCTTTTGCCATTGAAGCGTTGAAATGACGGGGATAAATTTTCCCCCACCTGTCGCAGCATGGGCAGCGCGCGCCTTCGCCGTGAATCGCGCTCACCCACTCGGTCTTAGCGTCTTCAAGTGTTTTCATCATCCTCCCCTTCAAATGTGGTTCCACGTTTCCCGGTTAATTATGGCACTCAAATTTCCTTTGGAAATTGCGTAGACCTCTCTGATCTGAGCGTATGTCTTCCCCGCATCACGCATCGACCGCATGTCCAAAACCTGTTCCTTGGTAAAAGTTCTGTTTCCGGCCATGTGGCGTCCGTGCCGGATCTTGTCTGCGGTATTTTCTGCTGCCGTCGCCCAACGTAAATTACTGTAATGGTTATTTAGCGGGTCACCGTCCCAATGGGCGCACTGGTGATCCGGGGTCGGTGGTGGGCCAACGAATGCAAACAACACTTCTCGGTGGGCCGAGACGTGCTTTCCCACTCCGGCCACCCGAATATGGAATTCCCGGTGGCCGCTCTTCGTCACCCGCCCCTTTAAAATTTTTCCAGCCAGAAGGTTTGACCTATTTACCAACAACCGAAAGTCGCCGTATTCGGATACCTCATAAAGAGGAACGCTGGCGGGTTTCCATTCCATCATCATCCTCCTCCAGAACTTCCCTCGCCATCTTGGCGGGCGCGGCCCATTGGCCGCTGCTGTCCAGCGCATCAACGTCAACAATGTCTTGTAGACCCTGGCGCAATTTCTCTATGCGCGCGCCACTGGTTTTGATGGGCCGTGGTGCGTGATCCAGCGGCTTTCTGCACATGAGCCGGTGCCATCTCCACAGACTAATTAACATCTTCTACCCTTTACTAGGAGTAATCCTAGATTAATAGGCAAAAAAATATACGCCGTCAACGGGTTTTATTGGATAGTTACGGTTCGGCCGTCCTCGTCGTGGCAATGGGTGCAGCCTTGTCGCACCATGTCTACCAGCGACGAATAGCACCAAACACAGAAGGCAACTGGGCATACGCCAAAATAACCCGCAACGCCGCCTTCTTTTTGTAAGTTAAAGTCGCCGTCACAAATGGAACAGGTCATTTGCCCTGTCCGCGTTTCCTTTTCTTCGTGTTCTTCCATGCGGAACGCGCCCCTGCGCTTTTCCTGAAATTGAAGGGCCTCAGACGGCCTCGCCTCCGGGTCTTGGTTCGTTTCGTGTGCGAGTAGGAGTCATTCATCTACTATACCTCGCTGCGCGGCGGGTGCAGAGGAGGGGGGTGGGAGACCGTTTTGGGATCGCGGTATACCAGCGACGAATAGCACCCGGCGCAGAATCCATGCGGAACGCGCTCCATAGGGGGGTGGGAGACCGTTTTGGGATCGCGGTCTCCCACCCGTGCAGTCCCGCAGCAGTGGGAGTCAAACACCGCCCTTGAGGAGGGAGGCCCCGCAGGGACCGCACTAACACTAGCTCTGGCTCTACGCAACCTGTAGCCCCCGGCCAAAAAACTGCGGCACAACCGAACCGCAGCCCGGGTAATTTTGTTCAAAAAGGTGCCACGCGCAATTATCTTTCCCGGTATGGGCGCTTTCTGGGATCCATTTGACACGGCCAACTGACACTATCTTTCGTAAAAACATCAGATACCCTGCCGCCTGACGGGTGTGTACCCAGTCGGCGTCGAACAGCAGCCACGTTGGCCGAATTGACGACAGGTGAATAATTAGAGGGTGGAGGATCGTCCTGTCCCAGGGCGGGTTGGTAATGAAGAAATCCACTTCTTCCGGCACGTCTTCAATGTCCAAAGCATCGCGCTGTTTGATCGCGCTAGCAGTTCCTGGGTGGCTGTAGTAACCGCCCGCGTGAATGTCAGACGCCTCATGGCAAATGGCACAGAACCTTCCGCCGTGAGCGACGCCCTCAAAACTGCCCAACGCCTTGACCAGATCGCCCTTTCCGGCGCACGGCTCAACATAGGTGAACCGGTGCGGAAGATGGGGAATGAGAGGCTCTACGGCCTTGATTGGCGTGGGGTAAAAATCCCGCTCACGTCGCTCAAAATCGGATCGCTTGCCCATTTAACTGAACGCCGCGACTGCCACACAAATGGCATAAAACACGGCGGTCGCAACAACAGCGGTCATGTTACACCTCTTTTGGCGAATCTTCGATACGCTCACCGGTCACCTGTTCGAGCACAAGAGTGAACTGCCCGGAGATGGTGCGGCGTTCTTTTTCGGCCATGCTTTTCAGCACGCGGTAGCTCTCAATTGGAACCACGACGCTCTTCCATTTGTCTGGGTTCATGTTTCAATCCTCATTTGTCTGGGAAAGTATCGGATTTATCAAGTTTGGTCAAGCTCCCCCAGTTGTCGCCTAGCGCGATGTCGCTAGGGCTCGGCACCTCAAGCTCGTAGGCCGACTCCATAATGGAACAGAGGTCTTTGGCCTCGGCCACTTCCGCTACGGAAAAGGCCAGTTCATCGTGGATCTGGACGAGGGGAACTTTTTTCCTCTCTTTGTATACCGCTGCCATCGCCGCCTTGGTCTGGTCCGCTGCGCTCGACTGGATGAGCCGGTTCAGGGCCCTATAAGTGTATGCGCGCTTAATATTATCGCCATACTCAATCGTGGCCTCTTCCTTTGGCAGCGCCCGGGCTGACACAAATAGGTTGGGTTCCCAAAGATCGAACCGGCACTTGCGGCCCAGCAGGGATCGGACAAACCCACCCTTGTCGCGGTGCGATACCTTGCGCTGGACGCGGTCCATCAATTCTTTCACAAAGGGCACGTCATTGTGGTACTGGCGCATGAGCCGTTTCGCCGCATCAACCGGCACATCAAGCTGTTCCGCGAGGCGCGTTACGCCCATGCCGTACATGATGCCCAGGTTGACGGCCTTGGCTTGCTTTCTCGACACGCCAACGATGCTGGCGACCATTTCGTGGAAGTCGGTTTTGGGTTCTTCTTTGTAGGCTTTAACAAAAGCGTCGGATCCGGTCAGACCACGCTTGCCCGTGAGGCTTGCAAAGTGGACTAGTATGCGCGGCTCCTGCTGGTCAAAATCCATCGACGCCCACTTCTCTCCTTCTTCCGGCAGGAACAGCCCGCGTATCTTCCTTGACGTCTCGGGGTTGCGTGCAGGAATTTGCTGGAGGTTGGGGTTGGACATACTTATGCGCCCGCTTACCGTGCCGCCACCGTCGGAGCGTAATTGGTTGATATGACCGTGGATGCGGCCTTCGTCCGTGTACCGCGTTATACTGGACAGGAAGGTGTTGCCTATCTTGTCGTTCTCGCGGGCGGCTGCAATCTTCTGGGCAATTGGGTGTTCATGCTGCGACAGGAAGTTCTTGGTGAAGCTGGGGAGACCCGTCTTGGTGCGGCCATAGGGTATGCTCAGATGATCGAAGATTTTAGCTATGCTTGCGGCAGCCCAGAGTTCAAACTCCAGACCCGTCTCCTTCTTAATGTCGGACTTTAGATTCTTGACGACTTTAATGAAGTCTTGCTTGAGGCGCTCGGCGGCGTCGAGGTCTACGCGGATGCCGCGACGGGTCATTTCAATACACAGCGGGAGAACGGACGCTTCCAATTCAAAGACTTGCCAGAGGTCTTCCTTGGTCAGTTCGGCTTTGAAAACCTGCCAGAGGTCGAGCGTCAGTTTGGCGTCCGCCTCTGCATATTCACCGACAAAACATGCGGGCAATTTGTAAAGCTCCCCCTTGGGGTCAACGCCAAATTCTTGTGCGGCCTCCCGCAATGCGGCCTCCGACTTCATAAGCCCCAGGTAGTCGTATGCGACGGCGTTGAGCGAATAACTGAACCGGTTCTCGTTGAGTAAAGGTGCAGCCAGCATGGCGTCGAGCATACGGCCCTCCAGCTTTATGCCTAGCTGCCCTAACCAACCTGCGTCATAGGCTGCATTGTAAAAGATCTTGTCGGATGGGTGGTTGGCGATTTCTCGCTGAAACCACTTCATAACGATGCCACGGTCGAGGTTGCCGCCGCCTTCGTGAGCAATGGGCAGGTATGCGTTAAACCCTTCGTATGCCACGGCAAACCCCACCACGTCGCCGTGACCCGTGGGCCAACCGGGACCGTGGGTCTTGAGACGTGGGTCCTTAGTCTCAAGGTCAATCGCAATTTCCTTGATGCCACTGGGCGTCGATGGGAGATGGTCCACGGGCACCCATTCGGTCTTGACGCCCCATCTGGGCTTTTGCAGATTATTTTTCACGGTAATCCTCTAGCACAACGACGCCATGGTTTCGTAGGTCGTGCATCCGGTTCATGTGATCGGCGTGTGCCTCATCAAGTTTGAAGTTCTCCATCTCCTCTTCGTAGCACTCGTCACATAACACCCCAAAACTCGGATCGGAGACGTTCTCGTCGTTGGGATTGAACACGCCCTCGCCGCAGTACGCGCAGCAAACGGATCCGGGCCACATTTTTTCAAAGCTCATTTAAGAATCCTCACTGAACCCTAGAATCTGGTTAAAGTTGTCCTCTCCTTCCCGGCACTCCAGCGCGACTCCGGAGTACCCTGCTCCATCGACGTAGTTGTCAGCATTGAACACGCCGGTTTTGCGTCGGGCTATTTTCATCAATTCCATCAGATTGGCTACATCTTCCGGTTTTAGCTCGTCAATATTGTACAGGTAGCCATTCCACAGCATGGCAATGTTCTTGTGGTTCTGATAAATGTCGCCGTAAGCTTCGGCGCGGTCGCCACCGACAAGTTCGGCAGCTTTCTCCAAGGCTTCCAGGGCTGGCATTTAGTCATCACTCCGTATTTTTCTGTGTTCGACAAAAATCGATAGGTGTTCCGCGAGGCTGATGCCCTTCTCCATGCCTGGGGAAATTCCAAGATCGGTGTATGCGACAACGGCATTTGCCTTCTCGTACCACTCTGCGGACGCATCAAGACCCCGCGCTCGTTGAACTGGATCTTCGTCATCTAAGACCTGCGTGTACAGAAGGTGAAAAGCTATAGGGGATTCCCCCCTAGACAAACTGTCTAGAAGACACTCGCGGGCATACTCTAGGTTGGCGTCAACATTTAGTCCTGCATACGGGCTCTCTAGGATCACAAGCATACGCGGCACCGGCAGAAGTACGCGGCTCATATTGCCCACCCCCGCTGTGAATCCTCGGGCATCTTCAAAACCAAATTCTTCTTGGTCCTTGTGACGCCAACGTATAGCACGCGGTGAGCGTCATCGGGGTTTTTTTCCATTTCTTTCAAAGCTTTGCCGGACAAGTCCGTGAACAGTAGGACGTTATCCGCCTCTCCGCCTTTTGCACCGTGGATCGTGGACAGTCGGATCTTAGGCTTCTCAAAAATGTTGACGCCCCGGTTCAGCAGCGCCGTCGCATAGGCCCGGTCCTCGTCCTCAATCCGGTTCAGCACCACGTCCCACGTTGCGTCGGGTGCCTCCAAGCCAAAATGCGCCCGCAACGTGCCCAACGAAAACAGGTCTTGTTCGTCGGCACCTCCCAGCATCTTCTTAGCGCCGCGTTTTAATCGGCCACTACCGCTAGATATGTGGTCGTAAAGGTTGACCGCTTCCTTTAAAGACACTTCGTGGTGAGGTCTTTGCTGGAGGTAGTTCCAAGATCCGATAGCGTTGCGGACGTTCTGTTTGAGAGATGGAGCGCCCCGGCGTTCAAAAAAATCTCCGCTTGATTTGAGGTGTGCAGCCAGATCATCCAGCATGTAATTGGCCTGCGCCAGAACCAACCACTCTTGGTCAGTACCAAACGACACGCCCGTTTCGTCGTAAGTGCGTTGCACGCTCCCCTCAAATTCTCTCGGCAACCAGTCCTTCTTCTGCCTCTTGTGAATTCTGCGGACCACGGAATCTGCAACCCGGTGTACGCTTCGCGGTATTCGGTAGGACTGAGTGAGGACTTCAGAGCCGCCGCCCAGTGTCACGAACCGGTCAATGTCCGCGCCTGCCCAACGGTAGATGCCTTGGTCATCATCGCCTGCGACGAACATGCGGTCGCTTCTGTCACTCAGGTGGTGCGCCACTTTCCACTGCAACGGCGTCAGATCTTGCGCCTCATCCAGAAACACGGTTTTCAAAAACGGAATGCTTCCGGGCCTCTCCGACAGTTCAACCATCATGTCGGTAAAATCTTTCAACCCATTGACGGCTTTGAAGCGCGTGTACTCGGAGTAGAGATGCTCAAATTCATAGAACGGTATGGGTAGCTCGGTCTGGTTGTAGGCATACAGCGGACCTTCCAGAGAATTCCGGGCTAGGTCAATTGCGCGCATGATGGGGTTGTTGCTTTTCAGCAACACAAAACCGTCATCCGCTATGTGCTCATTGCCCGCCGAAGACAGGTCAATGCCCGTCTCGTTGCTAAAGTTCTTGAGGCCCCGGTCGCCCAAGACCTCGGCAGCGGTCATCCCCAGAACCTGGAAAGCCAGACTGTGGAGGGTGCGGAAAAACTGGAAATCTTTTTCCGGGTCCAGATTAAATCTAGCAACAGCACGGTCCCGTGCTTCGTGGGCCGCTTTCCGCGTAAACGCAAAATAGCCAATCTCGTTCGGAGCCATCCCCCCTGCCAGCAGGGCATCGACCTGATTCAGAAGCGTGGTGGTTTTGCCGGTCCCGGGAGGCCCAAAATACCTAAACATCGTCGGACACCTTCATTGCGTCGAGTTCGTAGCCAAGAGCAGCTAGGATTGTTTCAACCTTGTATATGGATAACTGTCTGGGGACGTTGATGTTTTCGTACTCCGCGACAGTCCTCTGGCTCATAGACGCCCTGTGGGCTAACTCCGCCTGCGAGATCCCGGCCTGCGTTCGCAACTCCCGAAGAATCACACTCCAGTTCTGTGGTGCATTGCTCAAAACGGAACCTCCTCCTCGTCCTCAAACCGGGATTCAAATTCCTCGGTGACCTTGGCGAACGCCGGGATAGACCAGCAACGGACCACGCGGCCTTTTATTCGGAACTGCTCGGACTTGCCGTCGATGTCGCGAAGGCGCTGCGCGATTTTGTTGCTCTTATACTCAAAAAACTTGTTTCGTTTCAGGAAAGCCTCAAAGTCTTTAAGCCGGAAGAATGTTCGTCCCTGTTCTTCGTCGGTCCATGGGCGGCGGAGCAGCATTTCTTCCTTGTCGAGCGCGGACTGCATGTGCGTCGAAAATTCCTCCAGCATGTCGTAGAACTGACCGCGCAGTGACGTGTCATCGGAGGTCGAGATTACCGCCCCCTCCGTGTCTAGCATCTGACTCAAGAGGTTGTTCATCTGGGCTTCCCATGCCTGCCGTGTGATCGTTCGGGGCATGAAGTTTATTTGCTCCATGCAGAGGATCTGGAAGCGTGGTTGTTTTTGCAGTCCCTCGGTGTCCAGTTCGACCGGGCTCCCGTTCACGTCGAGGAACCAGAGCGGCGGCTCGGAATCGTATTTTCGCAGGTTCGCAACGCTGGGCGTGTTCGCTCCACCGCCAACGCCGTGCTTGCGGCTACGGCACAGATCCCGGTTGCAAAAATTGCAGACTGGCTGGTCGGCACACTTGTACTGGTAATCTTTTTTCTTCACCTGATCCGCAACCACGTTGACCTCTTTCAGGTCTAGGGCGGGCTCCATGATTGTCTGGTTGTAGTCGAGGATCTTCGTTTCCCATTCGTCGGGGTAGGATTTGCGGAGGTACACTCCCAGATTGAACAGGCCGTTGTTCCGGGTACCCTGCGGAAAGCCCTGCCGCATTAGAGCCTGTAAGCACGGTGGACCATCCTTGAGTCTCTGATCGACCTCCGGGGCCTCAACGCTTAAAAGTTCGTCTAAATTCTGTTCGCTGATGGCGGAAGCTTCCGCAAGGTCGAGAAACTCGTCCAACGTGGCCGCGCTGCCGTCCTCCTTGACGGCATACCGCAAGCCGTTCTCTTGGTCGAAGTACGGCAAGTTCAGAAAGTTGCCGTTGTCCCCGCGCTCCAAAACCAGCTTTATCTGCTTGGGGAAAATCTCGCAGCCGCCAAACCCTATCTCGGATGCAATCTCTTTTAATTTAAGCTGGACCTTTTCGGCCTCTACTAACTCATTGAAAAACAAATAAATATGCGCCCCGCCTGATTTGCTTCTGCAAACCACCATTGGGAGGGCCAGCTTTTTGATCGTGGAAATTATCTGGATGTGGTCCAGGGGGTACTGGTCAACGTCAATTGCACCCCACCGGCATAAATTCTCCTCGTTAATTGGCACAACACCAATGCTCATCTCACCGCTCAGGTGGGATTCAAACGTGTCGGCGGTCCGTGGTTCGTGGATGAATTTGTATTTGCCTTTGACCTTCCCCCGCGCATCCTTGTTGGTGAGGTCGAGGGCCCCGTATGCCCGGTTCAATCCACGGAACAGCCGTGCGAATCTGTTTACTTGCTCCTGCATGGAAAACGGGGGAGAGTTAACCCCTCCCCCTACTCCGATTAAAACGGCGTGTCTTCATCATCGGTCGTGTCTCTGTCCTCGTCACGTTGATGACGGACATTGACCTGACCCGATTGAATGCTCTCCGCGAACAACTTGGCCTCCGCGTAGATCAACGGATCGCTGACCACGTCGCCTTTGCTGATTTGCCAGCCGTGCCAGCTTCCATTCTTGTTTTCCTCGGAAACCGTTTCCAGCAACCACGTGTACGCAAACCGGGGAGGAGTGAACAAGTTCCCCTTCTGGTCCTTCATTTTCAGGCTCCGCATCGCGGAGTTCCACTGCTTCGACTTTTTGAATTGTGTCGATTTCATGGGCAGGAGGGCCTGCTGCGTGATTCCGTCTTCGTCTATGATCAAGACGTAATGCTGTGCCGTGCGCTCAAGGTAACGGCCATTGCCTCCGACAACGTAATCTTTGTTGTCTTCCCCCCTTTCGGTCTGGGGAATGGTATCACCCGCACTGTAAATCTGGTGAGGTGCGCCAGACCCGGTGCCCCGGGGCTCCCACTCAATGTACTGGAGGTTATACGCGCAGTTGATGACGGTCACCCCGTCCTTGCCCCTCACGACATCCTTGGTGACGGTGTTGTAGATGTCGCCGGGCTTGGCGTCGCCCAGATCGTCCAACTCGTCGGACATTTTCTGCAAGACCTTCAGGAAGGGGATTGCGAGGTCCTCGGACCCGAGATTATTGACGCCAACGCCCGCGTCGGCGGCGAACATGTCCTCGGACATTACCGCAAGCTTTGCTTGCTTCTTTTTTGCTACTGCTCTAGCCATCTTATTTTTTCCTCTTGATAGTTGCTCGTTGTGAGATGAAAGCTCCAAATAAATCAAGCGGGATGGAGTCGCCCGCTTCTACCCGCTCCCGAAGCCACGCCCTCAAAGTCATTGGTTCGACTTTTTCTGCTTGGTTGGGAGCGAAACCTCGTGAACCGCACAAGTCCACGAACTGTCTTGCAACATCATCTTCTCCGCGACCAAACGTTACGGTCACGTTGTTTTTGACGATATCACCAAAGTCGTGGTCGCGCAGCCATTGGAAAGCCTCCTGCCTGCGGTCTCTTGGAATCGAAGCTGCAAAAATAGGCTTGACTGCAATTTCGCTGCCGTCTTTTAACGTAAACTTTTCGAGGCCCATAACTTCCAGTGCCTCGGGCAGTTGCTCGTCAGTGATTTTATGCAGGGCCTTTTTAGCGTCTTTCATCTGACGCTCGGCGTCGGCCAACTTTATTTCCAACTCGGCAGCTTCATTTGCCAGACGCGCCACTGCGTCAAGCTTGCCTTCTTCCAGTTGGTCTAGCTGATCGGTTCTCGTACCGGAATCAGCGGCCATTTGAGATAGTAAATCGTTCATCCTTAGTCCTCGTTCGTTCATCGGCGGTTGACTTGACCGTCGAATATGTTTATATGGGTATTACGCAGACGATGCAAGAGAAATCTCACCCATGCCCGAATTTAATTTTAAAACCACCCCATACGAGCACCAGCGGGAGGCGTTCGACGCCAGTTGCGACACCGAGAACTACGCCCTTCTTATGGACATGGGGACCGGAAAAACAAAGGTTTGCATTGATACAATTGGATACAATTACGAGAGCGGGAAAATTAATCTGGCGGTCATAGTTGCCCCCAAAGGCGTTATTGCAAACTGGATTGGCGAGATCTCGGCGCACCTCCCTGACCGGATAGACCACGAAGTGGTGTTGTGGAAGCCCAGCCTGACCAAGGCAAAACGAAAAGAGCTTACTGATTTATCACAGCCCGTTGGGAAGTTGAAGTTTTTGTTGATGAATATTGAGGCGTTTTCTACCAAAAAAGGTGTCGATGTCGCGGAGTTTTTTGTAAAGAAATTCAAGGCCTGCATGGTTGTAGATGAGTCCACTACAATAAAGAACAGGCGCGCAAAGAGGACAAAGGCCGTGTGTGACGTGGGCCGTGGCGCGGTAACGAAGCGAATTCTAACGGGCTCACCGGTCACCAAATCTCCCATGGACTTGTACAGCCAAATGGATTTTCTGTCCCCGGAAATCTTGGGGTTCAAAAGTTACTATGCGTTTCAAGGCCGGTATGCCGTGGTGCAGCGCAGGTCCATGGGCGCACACTCTTTTAACCAGATCTTAGGATTCCGCAGGCTGGACGAACTCACCGAAAAATTACAAAACTTTTCTTACCGCGTTCGCAAGGAAGAGTGTTTAGATCTTCCGGAGAAGGTGTATGTACGCCGCTCGGTCGAACTGACGAAGGAACAGTCGGACGCTTACACACAAATGAAACACTTGGCGCTAGCCCGCTTGGAAAGCGGAGAACTTGCGACAACCCAAAATGTTCTGACGCAGATAATGCGCCTGCAACAAATCTGTCTGGGTCACTTGACAGACGACGAAGGTGAAACGCACCCGGTCAAATCAAACAGACTTGGTGAACTTTTAAACATTGTCGAAGAGATACAGGGCAAGGCAATCATATGGGCGACATGGACCCGGGACATTCGCGCGATTGCCGAGGCCCTGCGCGACCGCTTTAGCGTACAAGCGGTCGCAACGCTCCACGGGGAAACCCCTGATTCAGAACGCCAACAAGTCGTGGGATCTTTCCAGGACCGGCATTCCGAATTACGTTTCCTCGTGGGGCACCCTAAAACCGGCGGATACGGATTGACTTTGACCGCTGCAAACACGGTGATTTATTTCTCCAACAGCTATGATCTAGAGCTACGGTTGCAGTCAGAAGACCGCGCCCACCGCATAGGTCAGAAGAACAACGTGACTTATATCGATCTGATATCGCCAAAGACTATAGACGAAAAGGTTGTGGATGCCTTGCGAAACAAGATCCGGATTGCCGACACAGTGCTTGGGGAGGATGCGAGAGAATGGCTGAAATAGCGGGTGTGGTCGCCTTTCAGGGATCGGTAATGCAGAGAATTAGAAAATATTGGCTGCTAATAACAACCTATTTCAAACCTCCCCTCGGGGAGGAAACCTCAGAGGTTGCGCCAGCCAAGGTAATTTCTAAGGTTGTGCCAGCCGCAGAGCAGGACGAGTACGGGGAATTTTATTTTCGCCATACCATCCTAGATCAACTCGGCAGGTATTTTGTCATCCTCAAACGTATGAAGCGCGGTGATAAAAATGCATATGACTTATACTCACAAATCGGCGCATATATATTACCGGAGAGGAAGGTCGAAGGGTATGAATGCGACGTTCTAGAACCACGATGGCTTGAACTTCGCCCCTCCTTTGGAATGGTGCTGCACGGCAGTCGCTCCCAACAGGTGAAGATAGATAAGGAAAAGAAATTATACGTTCCTTTCGCGGTCTATTTTAACAAATACCTTTCGGATAGAGCGCCGACTACGGTGCAGCCTGTCAATAGCGGGGATGTTTATTGTTGCACCGTATACTGGGACACGTTTCATGGATCAATGAAAGGTGGCGCTCCGACTGAATTTGCCCTTAATGTTTCTCCTAGCGGAGAGGTCCATATACTAAAGGTTCTTGAAAACAAAAACATTACGATCCGGGGGAAAAAAGGTAGGGGTAGAGGATCTACATTTACCATTCCGCGAAGGAGGTGGGGCGTCCCAGAATTTTTTGAAGGCTGGGCTAAAGAACACGGCAAAGACGTGCAACCATTTCTAGCGTCACTTTTTATCGAAACCGCGAATGCTCAAATAGCCGCCGCCAATTCAATGATAAAGGTGAAAGCGTACAAGGGCCGGTTAGCCGCTATATTTAGCGTTAACGTCTTACGCACACCATATTTTTTCAAAGACCGTGATTTATATGTAAACGACAGAGGCAGGAAGAAAAAGATATTTCACATTGTGAAAACACATATCAGGAAAACAGGAAGTGTTGTTCGCACACATTTCCGGGGTATGCGGGAATTTAACTGGAATGGTTACAAAATAAGGATAACGGTGCCTGGATGGCACCATGTAAACACACACGACTTAGATATTGGATCAACAGACGAGGAGCATATAGAGGATATTCAGGACTATATGGACACGGCTGTATTAGGAAAAACCTTGAGTGGTCTTGAGGAAGACAGCGTTGGGGGTTTTAGACGATGATATCAAAAGCAGTCGTCTTCATGAATATTATAATAATGATAATCATTCTTGCTTTACTTGTGTCGTTAATCGGCTGCACTCCCCTCGCCTCCGCTTTAGTTGGGGGCGCTAGCAGTGTCTGGTCAACGCAGGAACGCCGCTCCTTGGAGAAGCGCGTCGAAACGTTAGAAAAGCTTATTAAGAAGGAGCCGGATTGTCTGCTTCTGTGCGACTACCCAACGCGCTGGAACTAGACGAGTTCGCTCCACACCTTACCGTCAAAGATGTTTGACTTCATCCCCTGTGGATCTTTGTCTATGTCGTAACTGCAATGGACCCAGCCGCTGTGAGGGTCCTCTTTTTTGTAGAACTCCAGAATAAGCTGGTCAAAACTACAGTTTTCCTTGACCCATAGAGCGACCTCTTTGTTGTCG